TTTGGTTAAATGAAAACCAACTTGACTCTAACGTTGTTGATATTGATGCTGGATTTACACAAGCCATGCAACAATTAGCGGTGGATCCAAATACAGGACTTGCACCAATTCAGTGGGGCGGATGGGAAGAGGTTTGGTCATCTGTAGATATTGAAAGAACTACAATAGATAGTGAGATTAGTACTACAGTTCAAAGTTCAAACACTATAACTGCACGTAGAGGAGATGCAGCTCATCCTGGCGGAGACAACAGGCCTGCAAGAATAACCACAACTCAATTTGTGGATCAAATGATAGATACTGTAGAGGAGACGATTACAATAGATAGAGGATTGACTAGAAGTGGTATTCAATTCCAAGTTAATGAAAATGTTGATACTCAGAGCCTTGGAAATAAACTTGTAAGTAGTGAATTGATTCCTTTCATGAGATCTAGGAATATAGAATTTGTTGCAACAAGAGTACAACCGAGGACACAGTTTTACACATTTTTTGATGGTCAAGAAGTTAATAAGTATATGACACCTAAACTCATTGAAATATCAAT